TGATGGTATGTTATGGTTTGAAATAGATGATTCAAAAATTTATATAAAAAGTAAAAACCTAACTGTTGTAGGAGAAGACCCTAGCTATGATATAGATGATTTTATAGCAGAAAAATCAAGGTATTACAATTTATCTCCCGAAGAAAAACTTTCATTTGAAGATGCTAATCCTGGATATAAGATAGAAAAAACTTGGACTAGTCTAGATGAAATTGTAGAACACCCAATTTTATTTGAACAGTATCCAAATTTAAGAAACGTACCCGTTATAGTAGATAAAAAATTCTTTAATAATTCAAAGTATGAAGGAGTACTAGCTTACTTTGAACCAAAATTTGGTTATATTTCTATGAATCCTGAGTTAAGTGAAGATGCTTGGAAGTCAACAATACTTCATGAAATGCAACATATGATACAACGAGCAGAAAATTTTGATCTTGGCACTTCCCCTGAAACTGATGCTGTGAGTGTAATGGTTAGAGTAGCTTCTAATTCTGATAAAGGTAAACAAGTTTGGAGAGACTACAGAAAAGCTTCAAAACAATATAAAAGAGATTTAGATAAGTATAACGATCTACCTACCTTAAAACGCCTTGTAACTAAAAAACCTATAGAGCCTATAGAACCTAAGAAATACTTTGATCCTTTAGGGTTCAAGACTTTAGAGGAAAAAGAATATATTATTTATGAACTTAGTTCAGGCGAAGTAGAAGCACGTAATGTTACAGATAGAATGAACTTAACTGCTAAACAAAGAAAAATTTTACCCCCTGAAAAAACCCAAGACTCACAGTACGGAGATCAGTGGACAAAATTAGAAGCAAAAAAAGAAATGAAGGATGAATACAATCCTTCTTATAAAAAAAGGTAAATGATAATGAATAGACAAATGAGTATGTTTGAAGAAGGTGGTATTGCAGATGACGGAATGGATCGTGATCCTGTATCAGGTAATGAAATACCTTCAGGATCTCTTGCCAGTGAAGTCCGTGATGACATACCGGCTCAGTTGTCTGAAGGTGAGTACGTAGTACCTGCCGATGTGGTAAGATACTTTGGTGTTCGTGTGTTTGAGGATATGCGTAATGAAGCTAAGATGGGCTTGCAAAACATGGAAGAGGATGGTAGAATAGGTGGCGAACCTGTTGAACCTTCTCAAGGTATGACTGAAGGTGATTTAGCTGGTCTCGAAGAGATGATGAGAACAGGTGTAGCTAATGGCGGTCTTATGGATAAGATGGTCTATACTGCAATGAATGATCCTTTAGTAAATCAAAAACTAAACGAAGGTGGGTTGACTGTAGGTTTTGCTACTGGTGGTATGGCGCAATCTCCTTATAATGATCCAACTCGTATAGATCAAGTTATTGGTCAGTTTATGCAAATGACTAAGAATAATCCTGGAATTATGGATGAGTTAGCTAAACGTGGTATTACTATTAATCGTACCCCAGCTACTAATGAACCTGCACAGATGCAATCACAGAATGCTCCAGCTCAAACAACTAATCCAGTAACTAATCAACAACCTATTAAAGCTTCTGAAGGTACTTATCTAGATCCATTATCAATGACAGGCTTAGGTACTACTGTAAGACCAGATCAAGTTAAACCATTAAGCTTAAACTCGGAACAAACAAAATCTTATGCTGTTTCACCTACATCTTTATCTTCTATGTATGGTATCCCAGGTGGATCTTACTTTTACCAAGGCCCAGGAGTCCCTAAATCGCCTGAAGAACAAGAAACTCCTGTAGCTCCTGTAGCTCCTACAACTCCAGTATGTGCACCAGGTACAGTATATGATGAAGAATCAGATAGTTGTGTACCTGAATTAGAACCTACTAGAGATAGAGATAATATGGATGGTATAGGTGGGACTGAAATGTCTACACCTTACGTTGAAAAAGGTTGGAGGGTACAAGCTACTGAACAACTTGATTGGTCTAACCCAGAAGACTTTGATGCTTATATGAAAGAGTTATCTAAACCTCAAGAAAAAATAAGTGGTATAGCTAAAGGTTTAGGTGTTGCTATTCCAGGGTGGGGGCCAGCTATGGTTATTGGTCAAAAGATGGAAAGAAAAGCAACAATCAATAAGATTAAAGCTATGGAAAATATAGCAAATTTAATTGGTGATTCCGTTCGAGCTGAATCTGCAGTCAAGGCTGGAGAGTCTTATAAAGCTAGTATGACTAAAGAACAAAGAGCTTTTGCTGATACCCAAAATGGTGAAGGTTATACTATAACATTAGTAAATCAAATTATGGGTAAAGGTTTTCTTGACGATGTTAAAGGTACTAGAGGTAATGGTTTCCATAGTGTTGCTGACTTACAGAATATGCCACAGTGGAAAAAAGATGAGCTTAAAGCTGCAATAGATGCAAACAACAAAGAGCTTCAAGCTAAAGCTGCCACAAAAGAAAGAAGACTAAAAATTACTACTGATGCAGAAGCAAAACGTCAAGCTGTAGCAGCTGAAGCTAGAAGAAAAGAATCTGCAACATTAGCTAAATTGAAAGCTCAAAAAGATGCTGGTAATGTTGCTACTGAAGCTGAAATTAGAAGAGCTAGAGACCGTGGTCAGACTACAACAGGTCAAGCACTTTCAAGAACTCAAAGCCAAAAGTCAAGATCAGAAAAAATGGCAGATAGGGCAAAGTCACAAAGAACCATTGAAGCAAGAACAAAATCAGGTCAGTTTGATTCTAGAGGACTGGCACGAGGTGGTAGAGCTAAAGGTGGACTAATGAAGAAACCAAGTAAAAAATAAATACCTATAAGGTATCCAAACAATAATAAGGCTACTCAGCAATAATGCTGACCCCAACATAAGGATAATGGATATGCCAGAACTAAGTACAATGGAAACCCCGAAGACTGCAGGATTTGTAGATAGGGGTTATAATAATAATAAAAAACGTGCAGCTATGGAAGCTGAAGAAAAAGAGATAAAACGTTTAGAAGCAGAGGCTCGTGGTGAAACTATTGAAGAAGAATCCGATGGCGAAGGATCTGAGGCAACCGAAGTATCGGATGCAAGTAGTTCCAAACAAGAAGAAGCCAAAGAGGAAGCCGAAGCATCGGAGTCTGATGAGGGGTTAAGTCGAGAAGAAAAATCCTTCAAGAAAAGATATGGTGATCTTCGTCGTCATATGTCTGAAAAAGAAAAAGACTGGCAAGAAAAGTTTGAAGACTTAGAGGCTCGTATGAAGGGTGAGAATATTATCCCACCTAAGTCTGATGAAGATATAGATGCATGGGCATCCGAACATCCTGATATTGCTGGAATAGTAGAGACTATAGCTGCTAAGAAAGCTCAACAACTATTTAGTAAAGCTGAAGCAAGACTACAACAGTTAGACAAAATGAATGATGAGACTATGCGTAAGTCAGCAGAGGCTACTATCTTAGAGTCTCATTCAGATTTTATTACAATACGTGAGTCAGATAGTTTTCATGACTGGGCAGAAGAACAACCTAAGTGGGTACAAGATGCTGTCTATGAGAATGCAGATGATCCACGTTCTGTAATTAGAGTTATCGACCTGTATAAGGTTGACAAAGGATTAACTAAAGAAGCTAAGAAAGCTAGTAAAAAAGCAGCAGCTTCTATGGTTAGTAGAACTTCAAAGACTAAAGTAGACGCTGATGAGGCTGGTGGACAAATCCGTGAGTCTGATGTAGCAAGAATGTCTAGTAAAGAATTTGAAGAAAACCAAGACAATATTAACAAAGCTATGCGCAATGGTAAATTTGTCTACGATATTTCAGGAAATGCACGTTAAGTGTTGACATTATGTTTATCTGAAGTATAACTATCGGCAGGAACAAGAGCCTCCCTTGTGGACTACCTCTCTTGCCTACAACCAATAAAACTTAAACTACAAATAAGAACTACCTGATTAAGTACAGGCCCGTTTAGATAATGGTTGGCCGACTGTTATCATAACGCACCCTAGAAAAGTATCAGCCTCTTTGCTTCACGTTTAGTTTCTCTGAGTTGAGGTATGTACCTTTAACTCGTACTTACCTCTTTATCATAAGCCAAACATTCAAGGAGAATTATAATGGCATTTGCATCCGCAAGCGGATATACAAACTTACCGAATGGTAACTTTAGTTCCGTAATTTATTCTAAAAAAGTACAACTTGCATTCCGCAAGTCCACAGTTTGTGGCGACATAACTAACTCTGATTATTTCGGTGAAATTGCATCGCAAGGTGACACTGTAAAAATTATCAAAGAACCTGAAGTAAGCGTATCAGCATACAAGCGTGGCACAACTATTGCTGCACAAGATTTAGCTGATGCTGATTTTTCACTTGTTGTAGATAAAGCAAACTACTTTGCATTTAAAATCGACGACATCGAAGAAGCACACTCTCATGTTAATTTCATGGACATGGCTACCAATCGTGCGGCTTTCCGCTTGGCTGATCAGCATGACCAAGAAGTATTGGGTTACTTAAGTGGTTATAAACAGTCTGCTCTACATGCTAATGCAGCTGCAGTCAACGATGCAGTAAATGGAACTAAAGCTAATACAGCTGCTGGTTCAGACGAATTACTTGCAGCTAACAAGCTGAAAAAAGGTGACTTCGGAAACATTACTACAACTTCAGCAGGTGATCACTCAATCCCAGTTGCAGCACGTTTACCAGGAGCAACTGCTCTACCAACAGCATACGTATCACCAGCAATGTTGATTTCACGTATGGGTCGTTTGTTAGATCAGAACCAAGTAGACACTGCAGGTAGATGGCTAGTACTTGATCCTATCATGATGGAAGTCCTTCGTGATGAAGATTCACGTTTGTTTAACGCAGACTTCGGTGAGTCAGGTGGATTACGTAACGGTCTAGTCTTGAACAACTTCCACGGCTTCCGTGTATATACTTCAAGTAACTTACCTTCAGTAGGTACTGGTGCAGGAACTACAAACACAGCTAACCAAAATGCTAACTACGGTGTTATCGTAGCTGGTCATGACTCAGCTGTAGCAACTGCAGAGCAAATCAACAAAACAGAAACATACCGTGATCCAGATTCATTCGCTGATATCTGCCGTGGTATGCATCTTTACGGACGCAAGATCTTACGTCCAGAAGCGTTGGTCACAGCTAAATATAACTTAGCATAATAAAATACTTTAAGGGGGCTGGCTTAGTGTTAGCCCCTTTATATACATTTAAAATCTCGTAGGAAATGACATGGCGACTTATATAAACCTAGTGAATGAATTACTTCGTCGTCTTAACGAGGTTGAAATTGGTGAGGCAGATTTTGCTACAACTAAAAACGTACAATCACTGGCTAAAGATTCTATTAATTCTTCTATACGTGAAATACTACAAGAGGCTCAAGAGTGGCCCTTCACGTTAGTAACCTATGAACAAACACTATCAGTAGGTACGAAGACTTACGATTTCCCTTCAGACTATTCAAAAGCTGATTGGGAATCTTTTTATTTAAAAAATACTAATACAACAGATCCAGGTGTTTTAAAACCATTATCATATGAACAGTACTTATCAACTCGTAGAGCTGATGATGATACTTCTGGTACAGATGGTTATACAAAACCTTTAAATGTTTATAAGACACAAGAAGAAAAGTTTGGTGTTACTCCAGTACCTGATATAGCTTACGTTATTGAATATAAATACTGGAAGTTTCCAAACGATTTATCTTTAAGTACTGATGTGTGTATTATACCTGATAGATTTAAACATGTTATTATTGATGGTGCTATGATGTACTTAATGCACTTTAGATCTAATGAACAATCAGCACAATTACACAAGGACAAGTTTAAAGTAGGTATTAAGTCTATGAGAAGACTTGTTGTAGATAGTAAAGACTCTCTTTTATCTACTGTAATACCAAAAGGTTCTAATGTAATAACTAAGAGTTTTGGCTAAATGGCAGATAGATTAAGTACATACCTGTCAGTTTGTGCTGGAGGGTTAATCACTAACGTAGATCCCTTAACTCAAGCCTCTGGATTATCTGGTAGTGCTATACGTATGATTAACTATGAACCTGCTTTATCGGGTGGGTATCGTCGTATCAGTGGTTACTCTAATGACTATGGTACTGTTCCCGGAACAGGCCCTGTATTAGGACTAACAGTAAACGGCAACTTACACGATGGTATATTTGCATGTAGAAAACCTACATCTGGTCATGATTACTTATATAGATGGCAAGACTCTAGTGACTCTTGGGTAGTTATACCTGAAGCTGGTAATCCTAATATGACTAACGTATCTAGAATTAGATTTACTAGTTATAATTGGTCAGGCGAAGTAATACTTCTTACTGATGGGGTAAATCCAGCCGCAACTTATGACGGAACTAATTACGTACAGATAACTCACACTCAAGCACCTAATAATCCTAAGTATTCAGAAGAGTTTGCCTCTCATGCATTCTTATGTGGTGATTCATCTGAACCGTTTAACTTATTTTTTAGTGCGCCTTTAAACGCTACAGATTTTAGTCCTGCTAATGGTGCTGGTGTTATTAATGTAGGTTACACTATAACAGCAATTAAAAAGTTTCGTAATCAATTATATATTTTTGGTGCTAATAATATAAAAAGATTAACAGGTAATAATGCGGCTAACTTTGTATTAGAAAATGTTACTTCAAATATGGGTTGCCTTGCTCCTGATTCTGTGGTAGAATTTGGTGGTGACTTACTTTTCTTAGGGCCTGATGGTATACGTCCTGTTTCTGGTACTGATAAAATTGGTGATGTTGAACTCGCTACAGTTTCTAAAGAAATACAGTCTATATTTGATAACTATTATCTATCAGAACAAATAGAAGATGTAGCTATTGTAGTACTTAGGAAGAAGTCACAGTTTAGATTCTTCTTTAAAAACGATGCTTCTCTATCTTTAATAGGTGGTATACGTAAGAGTCAGAATAAGCAGAGTATTTTTGAGTATAGTCAGCTTACTGGTATGGAAGCAAATTGTGTAGCTAGTGGATACATAGGACAATTTGAACATGTAATACATGGAGATGGTTCTGGTAGAGTACATAGACAAGAAAAAGGTAATAGCTTTGGTGGTAACTCTATCTTTAGTTTATATCAAACACCCTACTACTATATGGAAGATCCAGAAATACGTAAGGTAATACATAAAGTAAACACTTACTTAAAATCAGAGGGTGATACAGAAGTTTTTGTTGGTGTCTCTTATGATTACGATGACACAGGGACAAGCAACCCTACTAACTATGAGTTTACTACAGAGGGTGCAGCTTCAATTTATGGTACAGCTATATATGGAGCAGGTGGTATATATGATGGTAATCCCTCACCTAAAACACTTACAAATATATCTGGATCAGGTAACTCTGTTTCAATAAGTTACGTTACGAATAATACAAATGCAAGTCATACTATACAGGCAGTAGCCTTGACGTATGAGACAGCCGACAGGAGATAATACTTTGGCAGGTTACGTAAGACAGTCTTCAGCAGACATAATACCAACAGCTACACTTCGTGCAGCACCTATTAACGCCGAGTACAACAAGCTCCGTGATGCATTTGCAGTGTCAAGTGGACACAAACACGATGGATCAATAGGAGAAGGTGGTTACATTCCTCTTATTGGTGATGTTGACGCACTAAACAAAGTTGTCATAAACACTGCTACTAATCAAGTAGGTGTCTTTGTAGAGGTATCTTCAGCCGCAGTAGAACAAATACGCTTCTCTGATGGGGCTATTATACCTGTAATAACTAATGATATAGACTTAGGTACATCTGGTTTAGAGTTTAAAGATTTATACTTAGATGGTACAGCACACATAGATACACTAGATGTAGATATTAATGGTGCAGTTGCAGGTACGTTTACTATAGGAAGTACATTAGGTGTTACTGGAACAACTACTCTAAGCACAGCTAATATTACTACAGGTGTTATTACTTCTGTAGATATTAACTCTGGTGCTATAGATAACGTAACCATAGGTGGTACAACAGCAGGTGCTGGTTCATTTACTACACTAAGTGCTACAGGTACTTCTACTCTTGCTACTGTAGATATTAATGCAGGTGCTATTGATGGCACAACTATTGGTGCTTCATCTGCCGCACCAGCTACTGTAACAGACCTAACATCTACAGGAACATCAACATTAACTACTGTAGACATTAATGCAGGTAATATAGACAATACAGTTATAGGTGCATCAACAGCCGTTGCTGGTAGCTTTACTACAGTCTCTACATCTGGTCAGGCTACGTTAGCTACTGTAGATATAAACGGTGGTAATATTGATGGTACTATTATTGGTGCTTCTTCTACAGCCGCAATCACAGGTACAACAATTACAGGTTCAAGTCTTGTAGGCCCACTTACAGGTAACGTAACAGGTAATATCACAGGTAACGTTACTGGTAATCTTACAGGCAATGTGACAGGTAATGTAACTGCAGGGTCAGGTTTATCTACATTTAACAATGTAACTGTAAACGGTACACTAGATGTTACAGGTACAACTATTGCTAATGTTACTGATCCAACCAGCGCTCAAGATGCGGCTACAAAGAACTATGTAGATACTGCAGATGCACTAAAGCTTAACCTGTCTGGTGGAACTATGTCAGGTGCTATTGCTATGGGCGGTAGTAAAGTAACAGGTTTAGGTGCTCCAAGTGCTTCAACAGATGCCGCTACTAAGGGATATGTAGACACTGAGGTATCTGCTTTAGTTGACTCATCCCCTGATGCCCTAAACACTCTTAACGAGTTAGCTGCGGCAATCAATGACGATGCAAATTTCTCAACTACTATTACTAATTCTATAGCTACTAAGTTACCTCTAGCTGGTGGAACACTAACTGGTGACATTGTAATGGGTACTAATGCTGTAACATCTACAGCTAACCCTGCAACAAATGATGAGCTATCTCGTAAAGGTTATGTAGATGCACAAGATGCTACTAAGTTAAACTTATCAGGTGGCACTATGTCTGGTGCTATAGCTATGGGTACAAGTAAGATAACTGGACTAGGTGATCCTACTGCTAATCAAGATGGTGCTACTAAGAACTACGTTGACACAACTGCCTTACTAAAATCAGGTGGTACTATGGCATCTGCTATAGCTATGGGTGGCAATAAGATTACTGGATTAGGTACTCCTACTGCTAATACCGATGCGGCTACAAAAACTTATGTTGATAGTATCGCAGGTTCTAATACAGCGGCGGCGGCTAGTGCTACTCAAGCGGCTACTTCAGCTACTAATGCAGCAACATCAGCTACAAACTCAGCTAACTCAGCAACAGCTGCGGCTACCAGTGCTACTAATGCCGCTAATTCTTATGATGACTTTGACGACAGATACTTAGGTGCTAAATCATCTGCTCCTTCAGTAGACAATGATGGTGACGCTTTAATAGCAGGTGCATTGTATTTTAACACTACAAGTAACATTATGTTTGTTCGTAGTGGATCAGGTGGTTGGCAAGCGGCAGGTTCATCAGTTAATGGTACATCTGGTCGTAACACATATACCGCTACATCAGGACAGACTACATTCTCTGCAACATATGATGTAGGCTACGTAGATGTATATCTTAATGGCGTAAAACTTTTAGTCGGTACAGACGTAACAGCTACAAGTGGTTCTACTGTAGTACTAAGTGCAGGTGCTACTGCTGGTGATATTATTGACATCGTAGGTTATGGTACATTCCAACTTGCAGATCACTATAGTAAGACTGCGGCAGATGCTAGGTTCTTAGGTCTAGCTGGTGGCACTATGACAGGTGACATTGATGGTAACGGCAATAAAGTTTTATTCGGTAACGTATATTCTCAGTTATCAGACTTACCAAGTGCATCAACTTATCATGGTATGTTTGCTCATGTGCATTCAACAGGTAAGGGTTACTTTGCTCATGCAGGTAACTGGGTTGCTTTAGCTAATGACACAGAAAAACTAAACTTATCTGGCGGTACTATGACAGGTAACTTAGATGTTGGTGGATCAGTTGAGTTTGATAGCCTATCTGGTACAGGTTCTGTATCTATTACAAATATACTTGATGAAGACAACATGGCATCTAACAGTGCAACAGCACTAGCTACACAGCAGTCTATTAAAGCTTATACAGATACGGCAGTAGCAAACTTAGTAGATAGCTCACCTGCTTCTCTGAATACTTTAAACGAGTTGGCAGCAGCACTAGGTGATGATGCATCATTCAGTACTACTATAACTAATAGTATTGCTACTAAGCTACCACTAGCTGGTGGTACTATGACGGGTGCGTTGATAACTACGGGTCTGACTGTTGATACTAATACGTTGCACGTTGATGCTACCAATAACCGTGTAGGTATTGGGACGAGTTCTCCAGCAAAAGCATTAGACGTTGAAGGCGCTATCAGGTCACATATTACAGGTGGCGCTAGTCCAGCAGAAATAGATATAACGTCAGGTGGTACATGGCGGCTTCGCTCAAATGCTACATCTGGAACAAATGCTTATGGCATGGATATTGTTAAAGGCTCTGCTGGAACAGACGTTAAACTGTCCATAGACTCATCAGGTAATCTACTAAAAAGAAACAATGGGAACATAGAAGTTGGCGGTTATGGTAATGGTACAGATTATGGTGTAATTTTAACCCCTGCTGATGGTGGTGGTTATTATCATATGTATAATGACGCAGGTGGTCATCTAGCATTTGGTAGAGGTAATACTTTAGGTTCATCAGAATCCATGCGCCTCACATCGTCAGGCAATGTTGGTATTGGTGTTAATAATCCAGCCGCTCTATTAGAAGTAGAGGGTTCTCGTAATGATAATTGGGCTGGTCGTTTTGAAAATACAAATACTGGTGGCTATGGGGTTTTAGCTGTTACAGCGGCATCTACTTCAAACGATAGAGCATTTGAAGTACGCAAGAATACGTCTGACGTTGCAATGATGATACTAGGTGATGGCAACGTAGGTATTGGGACTAGTTCTCCACAAGCAGAGCTACACGTACACGACCCAGCAGGTCATGCTAAAATAAGATTGTCAGGTACAGCAACGGATGCAGACACTTTTGAAATATATCAAGGTATAACTGGAGTAACAAATGGTGGTCTAACTATTCGAGATGTTGAAGCAGGTACTGACAGATTAGTAATAAACTCATCAGGCAATGTTGGTATTGGGACGAGCAATCCCTTGTCTATTCTTCATGTCGGCTCTGGTTCAGATGCTAATGTTCCTATTACTTTTGCCCCTGCTTCTGGGGGTAATATTGAGTTTAGAAATACATCAAGCACAGGCTCATTTACGTTTACAAATGCTAACGGCTCAAGCGAAAAGATGCGCATCGACTCGTCAGGCAACTTGTTGGTGGGTAAGACAGCTTTAGATAACACCACTGTCGGTATTCGGATGAATGCAACTGGTGATGCGTCTTTCGTTGCTAATGGTAATAGACTTCTTGTTTTAAACCGCAAGTCATCAGATGGCGACATTGCATTGTTCCAAAAAAACAGCACAACTGTAGGTGGTATTGGTACTTATGGTGATGGCCTTACAATAGGAAACCACAGTTCTTCTGCTTATGCGAATATACGTTTTACAAACGATGAAATATATCCATGTACAGTAAGTGGTGGCACAAATAACGGCAATATTGATTTAGGTAAATCAAACTCAAAATATAGAAATGTACACGCTACAACTTATTACGGCGATGGCTCTAACCTAACAGGTGTTGGTGGCAGTACAGCTTTTGGTGCTGTTGGTACTTATGGTCTTATTGGTGCTGGTGCTGGTAGTGGTAATTACACTGTTGGAGAAACAATAGCAGGTTCAAATCTACAAACAGCATATGCTGTTTATAATTTTGTATACGACACTATTACTGCGCAATCAGGAACTTGGCGTTGTATGGGTTATGGGGGAACTGGCTACTATGGTACACTTTGGGTCAGAATATCTTAATAATAATAATAGGAGGCGTTAATGCCAACAGTAACAATAACAGAAGTGCGTAACGCACAATCACTAAACGCAGAGAATACTGCATTTGAAGTAGAGATTAACCATCCAGAGTTTGATTGGATACCTTATCATTTAAACCCTGATGATACAGATATGACTGTAGACAACAGCGTATTGCTTGGGCTTATTGGCTCAGACTATGCGGCTTATGTAGCACCTACTCAAGAAGAACTAGATGCAGGTTTAGCGGCAGGTCTTAGGGCGCAACGTGACCAGAAGTTAGTCGAAGAAGTAGACCCTATAGTAACTAACCCTCTACGTTGGGCTGAACTTACAGATGCTAAACAAGCAGAGTGGACACAGTACCGAACTGACTTGCTTAACTTACCAGCACAAGCAGGTTTCCCGAATACAGTAACATGGCCTACAAAGCCAGAATAAGGATATAAAATATGAGTAAGGCAAGAGACTTAGCAGATAGTGCACAAGAAATAAACATCTTAGATGGTAAGAGCTTCCTTGATGAGGATAATCTTGCTAGTGACTCTGCTACTGGCATTGCTAGTCAGCAGTCTATCAAAGCATATGTAGATGGTATCACTACAACTAACATCACTTCTACAGGTGCATTGAATAGTGGTAGCATAACGTCAGGCTTTGGTAACATAGACAATGGCTCATCTACTATAACAACTACAGGTGCTATCACTGGTGGTAGCTTTGTAATAGGTAGTGCTGATATTAATGAGAATGACTTAGAGAGCATTGATGGTATTACAGCAGGTACAGTATCAGCATCTAAAGCTGTAGTAGTTAATACAAACAAAGATATAACAGGCTTCCGTAACATAACAGCTACAGGTACTATCAGTGGTTCACTTAGTGGTTCTCTATCATCTACTACTACAGCAACTACACAAGCTGAGTCTGATGATAGTACTAAAATAGCTACAACAGCTTACGTTACAGATAAGATTACAACACTTATTGGTGGCGCACCAAGCACACTCAATGACTTGAATGAGTTAGCTGCGGCTATCAACGATGACGCTAACTATAACTCTACACTTACAACAGCATTAGGCACTAAGCTACCAAAAGCTGGTGGCACTATGACAGGCGATGTCCTGTATAATGATAACGTCAAAGCTAAGTTCGGTGCTGGGTCTGACCTCCAGATTTATCATAATGGGTCTGATAGTTATATTCAAGATGAAGGAACTGGACGACTTAATATTAGAGGAAACGATGGCGTAAGGATACAAGCTACTGGTGGTTCTGAAAACATGGGAGTGTTTAACCAAAATGGCTCTGTTGATTTATATTATGATAACGCCAAGAAACTAGCCACAACATCAACAGGCATACAGGTCACAGGTAATATAGCTAATGCTTCTGGCGACTTCACACTAGACGTTGCAGGAGATATTAACCTTGATGCTGATGGTTCAGCCATCAATCTTAAAGATGGCGGTACACGCTTTGGAGCTTTATACAAAAGTAGCAATGACTTTTTAATATATTCTGCAATAAGTGATGGAGATATGAAACTTCAAGGTTTAGATGGTAGTTCTGTTATAACAGCCCTCACACTTGATATGTCTAATGGTGGTCGTGCTAACTTCAATAATGATATTGGATTAAATGATGATAGGGGGTTAAGACTTGGAAGTAATGATGATTCTGTTATTTTTAATGATGGCTCAAACACATTTATTAGAAATAGTACTGCAAACCAAGACATATATTTTCAAGGTAATGATGATGGTTCACCAAATATAACAGCCCTAAGACTTGATATGTCTGACGCTGGTACAGCTATATTCAATAGTAGAGTAGCAATAGCAAATGGTACGGCTAGTTTGCCTAGTTATACATTTAGCGGTGATACAAACACAGGAATGTTTAGACCAAACTCAGATAACTTAGGATTTTCTGTAGGTGGCACTCAAAGAGCATTTATTAGTGCTACTCAGTTTAATGTTAATACCAAAATTGTAGCTACAGAATTAGACATAAATGGAAACGCTGACATATCTGGAAACATAACTGTAGCAGGTACAGTAGATGGACGTGATCTTGCGGCAGATGGTGTTAGATTAGATACAATGGCTACTAATGCTAACAACTACTCACACCCAACAGGTAATGGTAATAACCATATCCCTAGTGGCGGCTCTACAGATCAAATACTTAAATATGCATCTGCTGGTACAGCTCAATGGGCAGACGCTAGTGGCGGAACTATGGTACTGCTAAATAGAACAGTTATGAATAGTACTTCTAGCTATGATTTTACAGCTATGAATAGCACATTGTATGATAGTTATTATATAGAGTTCGATGGGTTACAGCCCTCTAATGGTGGTTCTTCTCAACTGAGAGTATTTGTGAGTACCAACAGTTTATCATCGGTACTTAATGATACACAGGGGTATGGGTTCAAAAATACTAATGGAGCGGCAGTTGGAGGCTTCGGTAATTATGGTTATATGCTGATAGCTAATAGCGTTGGTGACGCAGGGTATTATGGCCCAAATATATCAGGACGATTTAAAATTATGAATGTAAATGGAGCGCCTAATACCGCTTACGTTATGAATGGTCAATCGACCAGTTTGAACAATTCTAATCAACAGGATAACTGTATCTTTGGGGCAATGCACGCTCAGTTTACATTAAGTTTACCACAAATAAACTCTTTTAGGATGAAGTTTAATTCAGGAACGATGGTTCGAGGTATAATCAAAACATATGGTGTACTTAAGGCATAAGAAAGGAACTAACAATGTTAAATCATAAAATAGTAAACGGTGTAAAAGTCTATCTTACTGAAGAAGAAAATAATCAATTATTAGCTGAGTGGGCGGCAGAAGAAGCTAAGGCTCCAGAGTATGTAAGGGAAGAGCGAAATAGAATACTTTCATCAGAAGTAGACCCTGTTGTGTCTAATACTCTACGTTGGAATGATATGACGGATGCCAAGCAAACAGAATGGACTAACTATCGTCAAGCATTGTTAGATATAGAAGACTTAGCTGGCTTCCCAAATAATATCACATGGCCTACTAAACCAGAATAAGGAATACTAAATCATGACTGAGAGTTGGCATCTTTCTAAGTCAGTACCAGTTACGTTAATCGTAGCTATCGTACTACAAACTATATCACTTGTATGGTATGTGTCTTCATTAGACTCTTCCGTCAAAAATAATGCTCGTGATTTAGTTCGCCAAGAAACTCGTATAAATACACTAGAGAAGACAGTACAAATGCAAGCTGTCTCTCTAGGACGTATTGATGAAAACATTAAAGCTATTCGTAACCTAGTAGAGAGAATGGCAGAACAAGATAATAAATGAAACTCTTACTTATACTATTTACCCTACTAATCGGTAGTATTGCACATGCCGATGATGATGTTATAAAGACTGACACTAATAGTACTATAACTTCAAATGGTTCTATGGATACTACAATCAATAGCCCACCACCATCGGCTATATCTCCACAGATAAGTGCAAGTAACTCTGACTTATGTACTGTAGGTGTAGCAGGGGCAGTACAGACACAGATACTAGGTATCTCAGCAGGTCGTACAGTACGTGACATGAACTGTGAGAAGCTCAAGAATGCTAAGACTATGTATGACATGGGCATGAAGGTAGCCGCAGTATCGGTAATGTGTCAAGACGAAAGAGTGTTTGATGCTATGATGAATGCAGGTACACCATGCCCTAAAGATGGATTAGTTGGTGATCAAGCTAGACTAGCATGGGATATGGAAGCAGTTAAAGATGAGATCGAACGAGATCAAAACGATGTAATCAGAAAGATGTTTGATGAGAACAGTGAAACTAAGATTGGCTTGGGTGTTATCTTTAGTACTCTTGCCTTCTTACTCCTACTCTGAACCATATACGTATGGAGCTACAGGTAATGCGGCATCAGGTGCATTAGGTTGGTCTATGGATTCTATCTTACCTAGTATCGGTGGTGTAGATATAAATGGATTACTATATAGATACACTACAGTAAAAGACCCAGATGCAGACATGAAGGTACATGTAGGTAATCACAACGCAAGTGGAGATGGTTATACATTTAGAGAGACTGATGACTGGTCTGGCGTACCCGGAAATACTATTGTTAAGTCTTTCCCTCTTTCAAATATACCAGCATCTAAATGGGGTACTGGGTTTGTTGAAGTTGAGGGTGAAGGAACTGTTAAAGATGCTGTTGTAATATACAACTACAGGTTAGACAAATGCTATGATCCACAGTCTGACCCATCTTGTGCAGGTTATGTAAAGCCTATGCCAGTATTACCAGAGGTTATAGTCTATGATGCACTAGAAGATGATGCAGTTGTAGATACACTAGAAGCTGAAGAGTTTCAGTATGACGAAGATGGTAAACTTATACTAGATGAAGAAGAGGAAGAAGAAGAGACACGCATAGAGATGGGATTAACTGCCTCTGCTAATGCTCTTACACTATTCAAGGCACAGAATCAAAGCGATATAATATTAGCCTTAAACAAACAAACTAATATCAATATGTATTACAATGCAAAGATAAACGGCGGTACACTAAACGATGCAGCTGGATTAAAAGATGGAACTATACCCGACAACAAGAAAGCCTTACGAAACAATTTAGCCCAACAAGTACTACATGAAAAAATGGTAGACATGCAGTATAACAAATGAGGAATACAATGAAATATTTAACAGCACTACTATCACTTTGTGCATTACCAGCATTTGCTACTGTAGATATTACAGGAAGCGTAGCCGCCAAGTGTGTTATTCAAGCAGATAAAGCTGGTGTATACGGCAACCCTATTGCCAGTAAGTTAAGCACAACACCTTCAGATGGTGGTGTACTACCTGTAATTAGGTTTGATGTATCTATTGCAGACTCATATACTGCAAACATAACTCACCCTACATCCTTTAGCTCTTCACCTAACCTTACAGATACACTTGCATGGACAGGAAGTACAAGTGTAACTAAAACTTCTGTGTCAGGAATGTCAGCTTATAATGATGCAAAAGTTGTAGTGGATAGTACCACTATCTTTAACCTAACTCTTGCAGGTTCAACATGGTTCTCTACTGCATCAAGTGCAATCTACGGTTCAGCTAAACCTTTGCCGGGAGGTACATACACTGCAGTTGTACAGGCTACCTGTATTGCTAAATAAACTAATCATAGCGTTTATGGGTTGGGCTACTGTTGTTTCTGCACATGAAATGACACCAGCCTATCCCATGTTAAAGCCTACGTATGTTGCAGGTGTAGTTAAAGCAGAGATGTCTTTGTTTAACTCACGAGAAGATGTAGAGTATTATCAGATAGATTTGTTTGATTTAAACTTTACAAACCTACCATTCTCATCTAAGTATAGGATCATTAAAGTAGGTTATAAAGAACGTAAAGATTTTATTGTGTATATACGTGAGTTAGATTTAGATGAAGCTACATATATTTGTACTACATCAAAGGTAAGAAAAAAGACAGACTCAAGAACTTTGGTTGTCTCTAGGATATGCTCACGTATTGATGGTGAGCCAGCATGAGATTAGCATTGGCATTATGTGTCGTAGCTAGTTCAGCAGTAGCTGAGAGTAACAACCTAGCTCTAACACTACCTAACCCACCAATGAACTATCAGTCAGATAGATTTAGGGCAGGTAACCTAGACTGTAGTAATGCTGTAGGTGGTGGTGTAAACTTAGAGTTTGGTGTTACAGGTGTAGTCAACAATGTAGGTGGTACATTTAATCCATCAAGTTTTGGACACCAAAGTAAAGATGTAGGATTATATGCCCGTGTTGTTATACCTCTTGATAAACCTAAGTCTCGTATTAATTGTGACGACTTGTATCAGGTAGAGTTAGCTCAACGTAGACTAGAGATACAGCAACTACGTAATGAGCTAGAAGCATTAAAGAACCTGCAACAGACAGGTGGTATGGACTTTGAAAACTAATGGTAGATTTAACAAACGTTGAAAGCCTAGCAGATAAAGAAGTAAAAGCTGGTGGTGTAAAACTAACAGCAAGTTCAGTACTAGCTATAATAGCTTTCTTGTCTACAGTAGTTGGTGGTTTGTACGGTGGCTTTACTCTATACCAAAAGATAGAAGAAGTTGCAGGGTTAGACTTAGGTGCATATCAGCAACAGATGGATGTAATGGATGCTAAAGTATCTGGTATATCTGAGAAGGTTGAAGAAAGTGTAGAATACACTAGAGATATTAAGAATGGTCTGAAAGATGATCTGTTACGTATCGAACAACAGACTGATAGAGTAGAAGATATGGTACGTGATAATGAAGACAAAGTACGTAAGATGATTGATGATGCTGAGGTACGATTTGAGAATCAAAGAGAACGTGTAAGAGTATCACAGACATCTTCCATGAAAGAACTAGAAGATAGACTCAATGCTAAACTACAAAGAGCACTAGATAA